ATGCAGGGAGGGGTAGTGATTTTAAACACCCCCCCCCCTATGCTTTTGCACGGCATTAGTCAGGTGGTTAACGCCTCTAATGGTTTGGAAACTAATTTAACAGGAATTATTTTGTCATTTCGTTTCACTTTGATGTATAAACCAATAGAATCATACAAAAGTATTTCATCTATTGCATCATTTGTTAATTTAATGTTTTCTTCATCAGACAATCCTTCAGAAGTTCTAGCTATTCGACCTAAATAAGCGCATGAATTGTATCCGCGCTCGACGTCGAACAAGAACCATTGTGAAAACTGAGTAAATGGTGAATAAGGATTGTCAATTGTTGTTAATCTGTATTCTTCAACACTCATGAAACAACTATCCTTTCTTTGTTCTTACCTATAAGCCACAAACCAATTCATTACAAGTTTGTTCGTGTTTTAGTAAACATTTTTGCTTATTATGTGTCTGTCTTTATTGTTCAATTACCCCATATGTGCTTTACATATTAATGTATTTAGATACCGTTGATGTACTAACCCCATATCTCTCAGCTATCTCGGCATTAGTGTAACCAGCATTTGACATTGCTTTCATATTGGCAGCTTGTGCGGAACTTATAGTTACCTTGTTCGTCTTTGGTAAAGACTTTTCTTTTAAAGAATCGGTATTGGTATACCTTATGATCTCTTTAAGTTTGGTCTCTGTGATAGCCCCAGACTGTATAGCTTTCCACTCTTTGTCACTTATGTCGATAGGATTTCTCTTAGCACCAACTGAATTACGAGCAGCAACTAAAGCTTGATTAGACTTCTTTTTAACTTCATCTTTAGACATGTCAGGATTCGATTTCTTTAATGCCTGAATCTTTGTAGTTGCTATTATTTGTGCTTGTCTTTCTCTTGGAGCATTCTTTGCAGCAATGTTAAGTTTAGCATTCAAAGAAGCCACTTCTTCTGCATATTCTTTGTTCGCTGTAGGTGAATACTTTATATTACCGGTAGATATGATCTCTTTACGGGCCTGGTTGGCTAGGGACTTCATTTTATTAGCGTACTCTGCATATGCATTCTCCACATTGGTGCCTGTCGATAGGGTATAGGCATCCTTAGCCTCTGCCATCTTAGTGGACTTTATAGTACGTACCTGTTCCTTACCACTCTTATCGGTATAGGTCTCGGTCACCCTTTTATATACCAGCTCCCCAGTATCTGGGTCTATCTTAGGCTGTCCCTGTGTCTTTAAAACTCTTTGCTCTGATTTGGCTAAAGATAATAAAGTTGATGCTCCTCCATACTTATCATCATTCTGATGGGCCTGGTACTTCTTCTTTAGAGCGGCTATGTTATTATCTTCATAGGACTTAGTATAGTCTAGGTGATGCTTCTCGGCATCTATTACAACCATACTATGCTTAACTGCTCTTGCTAATTCATCATCTTCGGCACCTTTAACAGTCATGTCAGTAATCAAGTTTGAAATAACGCCCATTTCTCTTTGAGTATTGGTCATAACCTTCATACCTTCACGAGCAGGATATGCTGATTTAGGATCAAATCCTTCTAGATCTTTAAGACCCTTTTTAGCAGTTATCTTAACTTTACTATTTGTAGGTATTGCTAATACTGTATCACCATCAAAGTCAGCTCCAGATAATTGCTCTGCTGTTTTAGCACTTATACCAACAGCATCGGCTGGGTTTGTAGAAAGTACCTTTCGTCCTTCTTTGTTCTTGTTATTAACAGTAAGTATTGGGATCTCAAAAGTACCGCCATGAGGGAATCTTACAAGTGCCAGTTTCTCTCCATCTTTAAAATTAGGAGCATAAATTTCTCCTTCTTTTAGTGTAGTCATAGGTATTATTACCTGATACCTTTGTCTAGGTAATGCCGCTGCTTTTAGATGAACTGCTGCTGAATCGCAATCGGTGGCGAAGGATTGTAATAATGCTTTCTTAACTGTGGGATTAGTAAGCGATTGTATCTCAGAGAACTCAGCTTCTTTATCTGATGCAGTAAGTGCAAGCTGTTGCTTTACTAACTGTATATTCTGCTTAGCAAGAAACTGTGATGGTAATTTCTTAGACCAGTCTTCCCAATCCCCTTCATCAGCACGCTTGTTAATTACCCTAAGCTGTTTATCACCATTTTCGTCAGTATAATAGCTCTGTCCACCTTTCAATTTAATGGCTGATCCAAATGGATTCTCAGGATCGTCTTTAATCTTTTTAAGAACGGTATTATTCTTATCATCACCACACATTGGAGTTCCTTCCTTCTTGTTGGTATTGAATAATACATCAACACCGTCAGGAAGATCATCTGAATATACTGCCATACCCTTAATGTAATGAGTTCCATCAACAAGGATTCTAACTTGCGAGTAATGGGAATCGCCTAATGATACATCTTCAACTCCTCTACGAATCTCTACAAGACCATCCTTTGCTAATCCACCTTCTTCGGCATATCTTATAGCTACTCGACTTGAGTCTAGACTAGATGGATAGTGGAACTTCTCAAAGGTCTCTCCGTCATCATGAGATATGTACTCTTCCCCTACGTTATGTATCTCATCATAATTAAAGATCTCTTTATGTTCTGTTCCAGGTGGGCAAAGAACTTTAAGAGTTGTTTGCTGGTTTGGATTTGTTACCTGAGGAATACGTCCTCCATAAAGTTCATATCCCTCACTTTGTAAAATAGCAATAGCTTGATCCATTTTTGTTCGGCTTATATTAAGTTCTCTCTCAACACCAACACCGACATCAATCATACCTTTACTATCTACTTGTGACTTTAAAAAGTCTGCTGTTGCTTGAGCTTCGTGTGCTTTAACTTCTGTACTTTCATTAAGCAATGATCTTACTGAGGATTCATTATTAAAGCCCATCATTCTAGCTATCTCGCTTGTGTTATACCCTTTTTCTTGCAACCCTCGAGCAGTTGCAACATTATCGGCTCTAAGCTGATTTTTAGCTATACTCTTTTGCACTCGCAATTGTGTTGTGCTCATTTCAAGTGCGTTTGCGATCTCCTTCTCCGACATGCCAGAATCCTGGAGTTCCTTTATTCTATTCAGGAACCAAGATTCATGTTGATAAGGGTTCTCCCCAGACCCCCACGGATATCGTCCAGATCGTCTTGGCATTCCATAATGCATTAATATATCGGCTGGACCTTTGTTCACATTTCTAATCCTCCTCGTTCTTTATTCGGTTTATGAGTTTATCAAATTGCATTATTTTGTCCGTTATTGGTCCTATCTCTTCAACCGTTGGAGTGTGAACTAGAATGTCGTCATTCTGATAAATCCGTAATTCGTAATCAATCTCGCCAGGTTTTATTCGATATTCCAAGCAGAACAAAGCTGCATAAACCTCAAGTTGTTCCATATGTCCTGGTACTACTAATCCAGTTTTTAGATCATGAATCCTAAGCAATCCATTTCTAAAACATATAGAGTCTGCCGTACCAAAGCAATTGTCTGAATAATATAAAACCTGTTCCGGTCTCATCTTGTATCCAATTGCATCGTTTACGTACATGTTTAAAGTTTGTTTTGTTCTCGGTAACTTTTGTCCGAGTTTGATACATCTTGCTGCTAGCTCATGGAGTTCAGTTCCATGCTGTGCAGCTGTGTATCGATTATAAGCTTCTACAAGTTTTTCATTGTCATAATTTATCCAATGATACTTACTTGCTCCTAAGAAAGCATGTTTACCTTCTAAGTCCGAATGCTTGCTCCATTTCATTTAAAACCTCCTCTTCATTCTCTGGACATATAAAACTAGAGAATGACATTTCGTTCATTTTCTGCACATAGTAATCTTGATTCGGTCTATGCCTAGCATTACTACTACGTTTGCACTCTAAGGTAGCCCACTTGTCTTTATACAATACAAGGAGGTCTGGAAGCCCCTGTATATGAGAGCTATCCAGTTTTGTAACAATGGCATCCGTAAAACGTTTTTTGATTTCGTGTATCAACTCACTTTGGAACACACTTTCTTTTTTAGACATTGTGGGCCTCCCTCAGATTGCGGCGTTAAACTTAATATGGAGAATTAGAAAAGAGAATATCAAAAAGCTAAAGCGGGCGTTCTTGCCGCGCTTACTTTTCACTCTCTCTCTATTAAAGGCCTTGTTTTTTTCGCGAATTTTTTCAAGGCCTAAAATATCAATTATTGCATAATTATCATCTCCACACCATTAATCATACTCGTCATTATTCTATTGAATTCTATTTCTGCTTCTTCTTTAGATTCATAGACTCCAATCTCTTTTATACCACAAAGTACGTCAGCGATTATAGAATTTTCATTGATTCGTATAGACGTTACATTAGACAACTTAATTATTTCGTCCTGATTCTGTGTAACTAAAAACTTGGTCATAAATATCAAACCCCTCCCAAAACATTTTAAATCAATTCTAACCTTGTAAGTTCGTTATAAACTAAAGATAATACAATCGCCATTTCTATAAGTCCTAAAGTTATTAACAAACATAACAGCTTAAATTTGTTTTTCATAAATATCAATCAGCCTCCGAATATTAAGCACTCAATAATGATAATCAAAACTACTAAACTAAAAACTCCTAGTGCTACTAAAGTTGCAAAGCCCAACTCTTTTGCCATTTCTTTAAGATCACTTTTATTTTTCATAAATATCAATCACCTCCTTGATTCGTGTATTGATCCGATTTAACATACACCGTATTTAAATCTAATGATTGCAATAACATGGCATATTCTGATAATTTAAAAGTTCCTCTTGATAGCTTATTCCTAAATGCCCCGTCAGTTATCCCTAATATTGTAGCGCATTCTTTATTGGTCATATCATAGTCAAACATTAATTTTTTGATTAGAGCTCTAGCTTTTATGTTAGAATATTCCATAAATATCAATCACCTCCTCATTAATCATAATCATTTAAATCAATACATACAGCATACAAATTAAAACCTTTGAGGAGAATCAGGTAATCGCCCAAACTAAAGGATCCTCTAGATAACTTATTTGCAAACGCGTTATCGGTTATTCCTAAAACACTAGCACATCGTCTATTTGATAAATTAAGCTCGCTCATTAATTTTTTAATTTCAGATTTTGCCAAGGCGTTTTCATATTTCATAAATATCAATCCCTTTCTAATCTAAACTTTCAAGAAATTTTGAAATAGCATCTAAAACACTTAATCGGAACTTTGTATCGGTTGTTGTTTTAAGATGAGTTACGATCATATGCAATAATATAGATCCCGATATAGCCCATAACGGTTCTTTGTTGAAAATTGCAAATGTTAGGAGCACACAACCAACTACACCAAAAAATATCATCAAAATCACCTCTTTTCTAAATTTGTCATCAAAACGATGACATTTTTGAATTTGTCATCGAAACGATGACATTTCGGATATACTGGCCAATTGGCCACTTTTTTTTTCAAAAACTCTTTTAAAATATATGTTTTTTTTCTCACATTATATATAAAAAAAAGTGGGCAAAGTGGCCAATTAGAGACTTTGTATCCAAAAATGACATAGGATGTCGTAAAACGGGACATTTACTGGCCACTTTTGAAACCCAAAACTGGCCAATTGGCCAGTTTTTTTGGTCACTTTTTAAATTTGTCATCGTTTCGATGACACCTAAAAAATCCAAAAACTCCTAAAAAATGCATTTTTTAACCAAAAAACTGGTCATGCCCACTTTGTGACCATTTTTTCTGCCCCAAAACTGGCCAATTTTGTCCACTAAAATTTTGACAAAATCACCAAAATTGCCACTAAAATCACGTAAATAAACGCCAAAAACAATAAAATATCTACCAATTTTACCTCCAAAGTCACAAAATATTAAGCCTAAAAACAGTAAAAATACCAAAAATAATAGCCATAACAAACACAAGCCCTATCAAATTTAATGATATAGCCTCCTTTGTTACTTCATCTAAAGCTCTTAAAATGATGTATAAAACAATCATAAAAACTAGTAACACAACCAAAATATCAATCCTCCAAATCAGTTTTTCTCTTCATTCCACCAGATAAAACCCCTTCCTCAGATTGGTA